TATCCATTTAACTAAGAGGACGTAGAAATAACTGATTTTTAAGTGTTCGTCTTTTGTTGCATGTTATCGCAAGAGTCCACGCCGCTTCAAGCTTTTAGTCCCTTTTATTTCCCATTCGTTCCTGTCTTTACGCAAAGAAAATCATTTGGTTCACTTGCCATTGCGTACATATTGAGTACAGAATGCAGAAAATCAGTGTGTACAGGATACAGAGCCGTGGCCCTCAGTGATACCAAACTTCGCAGCATCTATGACAAGCCATACAACGGCGCGCCCGAAGTCACAGATGGTGACGGTCTCAGCGTGCGTATTACCCCTACCGGAACGATTACGTTTCAGTTTCGGTACCGATGGAATGGTAAACCTGTTCGCCTTTCGATTGGGCGCTATCCTGCTACATCTCTGAAAGAAGCTCGCGTCATTGTCGGCGAGATGCGCGAATTGTACCTCAAGGGGCTAAACCCTAAAAATTATTTTGCCAAAGAGGATGGCGAGCTGACACTTAAAGAGTGTCTCGATCAGTGGTGGAACAAGTATGTTGAGACCCTGAAGCCTAATACAAAGACGTTATACAAGTCAGTTGTGTACAACACTATGTACACAGAATTCCCGGATGCCCCCGTCGTCAATATTCCTGTTTCAGCATGGGTTAGGTTCTTCGATAAGCAGGAAAAGAAGAACGGCAAAAAGGCCAGGGTACTTCTCCTGCAGCTGCGATCCGTAATGAACTGGTGTATCAGCAGACAACTCATACCTTCGTGCGAGGTTCTGAAACTTAGCGTAAAGACGATTGGAAAGAAGCCAGATGTTGGTAGCAGGGTTTTAACCTATACCGAACTGGCAAAAATATGGCTCGCGCTGGAAAACAACAAGATCGTTACTTCCAACAAGGTGCTTCACCAACTGTTGTTATTGTGGGGAGCCAGATTGTCAGAACTTCGCCTGGCTACTAACAGTGAATTCAATATGGACGATCTAATTTGGACCACTCCAGCTGAGCATTCAAAAATGGGGAACGTTATTCGTCGTCCTGTTTTTGAGCAGGTAAAGCCTTTTGTAGAGAGGCTGTTATATTCGGGTAACACCGTCCTGTTCCCCGGCCAGGAACTGGATAAAGCAATAGATCGTTCGTCAGCTAATCTCTACATGAAAAAATTAAGGGATAAAATTGATATACCGGAATGGAGAACGCACGATTTCAGGCGCTCACTGGTAACGAATTTGTCAGGGGAGGGAGTTATGCCCCATGTCACCGAAAAGATGCTGGGGCATGAACTGGGCGGTGTGATGGCCGTGTACAACAAACACGACTGGCTGGTGGAGCAGAAAGAGGCTTATGAAATGTATGCCGATAAAATATTCTGGCATGTTAAACAGCTCGGTTGACGCCGCCCTCTTCAATCCATTTCATAACTGCTTTACGGCTGTAGCGTGACGGATATGTGAGAACAGGATTGGGGAAACCACGTTCTTTGCGTAAGCGCCAAACAGCAGTTTTTTTCTTTTTGAGCAGGTCGAATACTTCCTGCTCCTCCATAAAATCAGTATCGGTAGTAGTCATAAATACCTCATCAAAAATTACCGTTAAAAATACACGTACCACACCCGCCGCGAGCGCCTTCAGTGCAGACATCGCAGCGATCTACTTTTTTTGTTTATCTTGCCCCTCTAACTTCGGACCTGCCTTTATATGCAGACGAGGCTCACCGTCTTTTGGTTCCGGCCATTGACGAGCCTTGTTCACTGCCAGCTTATCGATCAATGCCTGTGTCATCTTCTCGTCAGTTATGCCAGCGCGTCGCTGGGCATCCCACAGCAGGAATTGCATATCAGCCCACTCGCTGAGGTCTTCAGGTTCCGCCGATGCTTCCAGTGCTTCTTTTGAAAGGTGCTTAAGCGGACCGACAGGTCCAACGTCGCCAAACGTAGACTGTGACCATTCTGCGTGCTCACTGCGAATTTCATCACGCAAAGAAGCTTTACCCTGTAAGTTATCTTTCATGCTCTTAACTGTTACTGTAAGCAGATCGATATCAGTAACTTTGCCGTGAACGATTTCAGCAATGCGCTCAACGATAGCGCGGTAGTTTGTTTGTTCGGCACACTGAAGCATGGCCGCCTCCACGATTTCAACCATGTCTTCTGGCGGAACCTTGCAGTGCAGGCCGATATGTCTTTGCTGCTTGGCGTATTCGAGGATGTGTTGAAGCTTGGCGCGATTAATCATGATTTTTGCAGGTTCGGCTGTTAATACCGCAAGATAAGCGGTCAATGCTCGGGCCATACCTTCGAAGAAATCCCTTTGAGGCTTATCGTGAATCGGATGTTCGTAAATTTCAGCCCATTCCTTAGCCTCTGAGATCAGCGCCATTAACTGCTCTTTGGTGAATTCTTTGGTAATAGTGCTCATGGGTTAGTCCTCCCCATGAGTCGCTCGCGAATGGTTAGTTTTCGAGGGGCTTTTAATATCTCAGCCTCACCAATTTCAATCACGACATATGCGCATTTGTCGAAAGTCGCGGCACGCCGGTGACAGAGGAATGCGGCCTCTTTTTCTGCCTCTTCACGTTCACTAGCATTGAGTTCAACGACATTGAAACCGTTACTGGATACGAACCAACCGTGAATAACTGCGATAAAGCGAGCCATATCAACCTCCTTCACCTGTTACTGACTCTAATGTGAAAGTCTTGGTTGTGATTGCTTTAACGAGCCTCCGTGCCGCTGCTTTTTGAGCAGGGACATTGGCTATCACTGTCGCTCTTTCTTTTTCTGTGTTGGCACATACCCCAGACCACGATGAAATCAGGAAAAAATCTTCTAACTCACTCATGGTGGCGTTAGATACTAACTCCTCAATCATAAGGGTAATCGCGTGCACAGGATGATGTCTCAGCAGCTCTTGAATTGCATAGCCGAACGCATTGATCATTACTGCGTGGAACTGAATGTAATCGCGTTTATACTCTGCTTGCGACACACCGTGACGGATACCTTCAATAGCCGTCAGGTTCAGCCATGCCTCCCAAATGTCGTATATATCACCATCAGGAAGAGAGTTTTCCCCATCGCTATAGAATTTGGCCGTAGCATCATTGATCGCCTTGAAACTGATCCATAGATCACTTTTGGCCGGAACTACGTTGTGTTCAAAATCGGTGATCTCTGAAAACAAAGCATGAGTAGACAGGAACGACACCATACCTTGGGCAAGGTGGTCTCTACCGTTATACGCCATGTTGATTGCGGCTGATGGCTTAGAAACGTTGTTATTTATGTCAGAGAAAAATTGCTGACGAGTCTTAAGTGGCAGTTGAAGTGTCATCATCAAAGGCACATGCAAGGTTGTATCATGCTCTTTACAGAACATCGAAATTCCAGCTGCGCGATGTTGCCCATCGAAAAGTTTAATTTCGGCGTCCATAGGAAACCGAACAACTCCAACATTTGTATTTCCAAATTCCTCAAACTCTACTAGTGAGGCGCAATTACCAACAAGCGGTGGAATAATAAATGGTTCTTTGTTTTCATTAGCAGCGACAAGATAGTCATAAAATTTTTTGACTCGTGGCTTATTTATTTCGCGCTGCGAACGTTCCAACGTATGCCCGTAATTATCCGATGACAGAACGCGGGACAAGGTTCTTCCAGGAACGTTCATCAAAAGAATAAGCGTATTGCCCTGTAGGCCTCGTGAGGCTGGGAACTCGAAATAATATTCCATATTTGATTTTGTCATTGGTCTAACCCCTTCACGCTTTTATCGCCGCTTTCGATTGGCTTAATGCTGCTCAGAATAAGGCGGCGTGATGTCAGCGGCGAGCCACTTCGGCGGCCATCTGTTTTCCGGTATGTTTCAGTGCGCCCGACACACCAGGTTGTCGCTGTCTCATGCAGCTTTACCTTTTTCTCACCGTCTTTTGTGATAATCATTCCGGTATGGGTTTTAATCTTGCTCATTATTTTCCACCATTTCTTTCCATTTTTCCTGAAGCTCTTTACGGGCCGCTGACTCTCCGCCAGAAGGGAAGGAAAAACCTATCCGGTGATGAGGGCACCCGTTAGAACAGCGAATCTCTGCAGAGCCAAAGTTTATTCCCCGGCTTCTGATTTTTATCGAAGGCGGCATTCCGCAATTAGGGCAGCGCGGTAAGTAAGAATTCTCCACGATTAGCCTCCTAAAGCTTGGGCGTAATGATCATCGATGTACCTCGCGCACTGCTGTTTTATTGGCGCGAAGCATTTCTTTTGATCGCCCTGTAATCACCGTTTTCATAAGAAAGAAACCACGACGATCTGCAATAACCCCTGGAGTGCACATCAAAACCGTATCAACAACCCGAACATGTCGGCGAAACTCGAATACAGTGCTGATGATTGTGATTTTTGCTGTGGCCCCCATGTCTTGATATTCAATTTTCATGCGATTACCCTTGCGATCAGCTTTACAGTCCCGATGAAACAGTAGAAACCAGCAGTTACCCCAATCCCTGTTAAGAGCGAAAAGAACAGGGTCCAGATAACAAGCTCTGATATTTTTTTCATGGTGTAGCCTCGTCAGTCCCATGGCGAAACTCACGAAGGATGGATGTGATTTCAGCTTGTAGTGCTGGTGGAATTACAATGGTCAGCTCTTCGCCGGAGTCCTCGGCACATGAGGAAATAAGTTCGAGGAACTTCCTGGCTTTTCCGGCATTAAACTGAGGGCTGGCTATGCTCTTGGTAACTTTTTTCTTTCCAGCTGCCTCGGCTTTTTTCATAAGACGTGAAGCTTCACGATCTGCGTAAACACCATGCTCACGAGATATACCGATTGCGATGGCGTAATTCATTGAACCGTCACGAACGAGCTTTTTGATATACGGTGTGCATTCGTGAAGCTGGAGGTGCTGAAGGATATCTGACTCAGAGCGTTTAACTTTTGCCGCTATTTCTGAAGGACTCCACCCCTGATTTTGAAGGCGATGATAGGCTGCGCCTCGTTCAAGTGGGGTCAATGCCAGCCCCTGAGAACTGGTCACCATAAAGGCGATTTTGTCAGCTTCACTGCCTACAAAATCTTTGCACTCTAGGCGAACAATATCGTGCCCCATTGCGATAGCAGCCAACGCGCCATGATAACGGTGGTGGCCGTCAATCACTTTAACCCCGCGCTCAGTAACTTCTACGGCAAGCGGCGGTATATATTCCCCTGCAATAAAGGCATCGCGGAATTCTTCTACATGCGCCTGGTTAAGTTCACGAACGTTGTAGCCTTCCTCTGCGTAAATTTTATCTACTGGTACGTTATAAGTTTTTCGGGTGGTTAATCCGGCGTCTTTATCGTTATAGAGCTGGCCTAAGCTTGGCATATGATCACCTTCTTTCAGGGAATGCTTTGCTATACGCCCCCACGGATGGGGGCGCATAAAACAACACACGGTATTGATGGGTTAAATGGAACCTTCGTAAATAGGCAGGTCTTCACCGAGCTGGTTTTCCATATCAGTGACGATTTCCTGGAATGCATGCTCAACAACTTTCTTCGGTTCGATCAGCTCATACCAGAGGATTAACTGACCGTCACGCAGGCGATAACGGATACGGGCATCAATCTGATAAGGTGAACCATTATGGAATGGTGAAATTGCCAGGCTGATTTTTTCCGGCATTTTGGTGTTACCAGAACCGGATTTTTCATCGCTGAACTGGAACTGGCAGGTACCATCAGAAAGACGCTTAACTGATTTGAACTCAGATTTACGGGTTTCCTGGAAAGCGAGAACCATTTCCAGTAATTCAGTCCCTGACGGCCCAGGGTATGAATCGCCGACCGGCGCGACATTCTGAATGTTATTTTCCAGAAACTCAGCAAAGTTAATCTGGTCCATTTTGTTTCCATCCGCAGCAGTCCAGGCTTTCCATTCGTCTGAGAACGGGCAGTCATAAACAGCTTTATGTGCTGACCAGCTCGGGCTATTGGCATCCTGATGGAAGTCCAGCACGGCAACAATCCGGGTCTTGGTCTTATCCGCGAAAACAACAGAGCGTTCATCCCGGAATCGCTGAATATAAGCGATCAGTGAACCGGGGGAGATCAGGTTGGTAATCTGACGAATGCGTGATGGAGCCAGCTGCAGGCTTTCGAGGTTTTTGACTTCGTAACCATCTGGAACAACGACAGATGGAATGTCCGTGTTAGTTTTCAGGGTTGATGAAACCAGATCACGGATTTCGAGCACGGCAGAGCCTTCAATATGAGACATTGAATATTTCCTTTTCAGAGTGGAACGGTTGTTAAAAGTTGATTACTACTGGGCCAGCTTGATTGGTGCAGCCGGAGCTGTTGGCTCAATGACTTTTAAATCCAGCTGGGTTTGTGACGGATCGTCACGGAGTAGATCGCCGTCGGCGGTTGAGAACATGATGGTGTCTGCGCGGTCCAGTTCAGGAATGGTGCGGGACACTTTCGGCGTGATCTTCATTGTGTTTTCGTCGCGCGTGTTTAGCATTGCGCAATTCAGCGTCAGCGTAACCGCGCCTTTCTTACCTGTTTCGCGCACAGCCTTGATAACTTCTGCCAGAGCTTCAGTTAATTCAGCATCCAGCGTGCCTTTATTGATATAGGCAAGTTGCTGACTAAACGGCGTGGTGTTTTTATTGTCGGACATAGATATCTCCAGTTAACTATTTGGATCGCCTTTCTGGGTAAGCAACCTGCACAGCCAGCTACGCCGCCAGATACTAGCGATGGTTTTTGGGTTGCGAACAGCCTGCACACCGCGAGGGGCGCGCATCAGGTCGCCGTACTGAAAATTAACGTTACGGAAGGTCATACTGGTCACCGATAGATTGGGTATCCGGCAGGAGTTGAACCCGCGCTGGGCAGGGAAACCCAGCCAACACCGGAAGCGGACACATTGAAGAAAAAGGGCGGTCAGCCATCAGAACATTATCATCTTCCCCCTTTTGGAATGGTTGAAGACTGGATAACCGCCAAATGCAGTGTATGTGCCTGTCTTTTCACCACATCAGGCTCGGTGGTATTCTTGGAGTTCTCACACAGCCAAGAAGGAAAAACAATGAGTAAACAAGATGATATTCCGGTATTTCCGGTTTCAGGGTGGAAGGTAGGTCCATTGCCTGGCTATGATGCGTTGGTGCTCAAGTTTCAATACCTGTCATCACCAATGCAGCAGCTTGAAGAGGCGCAGGAATCGCAATTTTTCGCAATTACTCCTGAGATGGCGGAAGCGTTAATTTCTGATCTGCAAAAGCACATCCAGACAGTGAGAAACTCCGACATTCACAGCCCTGAAGGTGACAAGCACTAGCCCTCCAGAAATTGACCATCTCTATTTTCTTAAAGCGCCGTTCGATAATGGCGCTTGCCCTTTTATCTTGAATTTTCATAAGCCCTCACATACTTCGATTCAGCCCAACCTCCTTTCATCAAAGAGGCTGGAATAAATCGTTCCTGCCACACTCACGCAGTGGCCGCGCTCATGCCCTTGAGTTGCTGTCGCTTCATCGCCGCTTATAACCGGTGAGCGTCTGGCATTCGCGCTGCCTTACCGGAGCTTGTTTTGATATAGGAACCTTGACCCATCACTACACAGGCTCGCACACTGGCGACTCAGGGCAGCATCATGACTGCTGCATTACCTTTCGGCTGCGGTCTATCCGCTTTACTGGCACATAATGATTTTCTCCTTTGATTTATTTTTGCTACCCCGTATTGCCGACATCCTGTCCCGCCACGGTTCCGACGCATGGTTTAAAGTCGCGCCGTTCGACCATCTCCAGCGAATCAGACTTCAAGGTTTGTTTCGGTTTGTTCGCTGCTGATGAACTGAAATCTAAATTAATTTAGTTTTTTGGTCAAGGTGGAAATCAAAATTATTTTAGATTTCCATGAAGAGTGGGGGTGGTAGGGGTTAGGAACGCATTTTTCGGCGGTGCTCGATAACAACACCGATGATTAAAATTTTCTCATGAAGAGAGTTTAAAGGCGCAAAATCAGGATTCAGTGGGATTAGCTCAAAAACGTTTTCACCGTTTTCGTTGACCCCCCTGGAACGATATTTTTTGAACGTTGCATGATCGCTACCGTTCTTGGCTATAACATAATCACCTGGGGAAGGGCATAGCTCAGGATCGACAATTAGCGTATCTCCCTCTTTAAACTCGGGCTCCATTGATTTGCCTCGAACCTTTAGAGCAAATGTCCCTAAAGAATGATGGCCTGTCGTAAGTATGTAATCCACCGCACCTTCCAAATTGCGCGCATCACTTTCAGATGTCCATGTTCCAGCCTGTACCCAACTGATAACAGGGACTTGCATACCACCAACAGTTGAGGGAGTTACATTTGATTTTTGTTCTTTGCCTGTCAAAAGAAAATCTTCGGACACGCCAAAATATCGGGCTAATTTAGTCAGTGACATACCGCCTGGCGAATTTTGGTCTTTTTCCCAGTAGCCCACGGTCACATCACTAACCCCAACTATTTTCCCAAGTTGCTTTTGAGTCAGTTTCCTATCCTTCCGTAGTGCCTGAAGTCGTGATCCAAAACTGTTCACAAATGTTCCTCTAAAAAATCAAACCTAAATTATTTTAGTTTTTGTTGACCAAAAATGGTTTAGGTAATAGTATCTAAAAAAATTTAGGAGGGAGTATGACTACAACCGAACTTGAAACCTATTTTGGTTCGCCAATTGAGGCTGCAAAGTTTTTTGGCCTTTCCCCAGAAGCGTTCTACCAATGGCGTAAACGTCCAGGGGGGTTAATCCCTAAAGGTCGTGCAACCGAAGCAGCTTACAGGACCAATGGTGAATTAGTTTACCGGCCTGAGCTTTATCAAAAGTCTACCGATTCAGCGGAATAAGCGTAACTACAAAGCAGAAAAGGAATGGGTAGGTATATGAATTACGAGTTTTTTGAGCGCTTGAACAGCATGGTGCCGGGTTCAGTGGCAATAGACCGAGAGAATTCTACGGTCATGCTAACTGGATGGAAGTTAGAAGAATTTAACAATTCCTGCCAACAGCAGGACGGTACCAAGCAGGTCGAAGAAAAGGCCGGATCGTTTAACGCTTCTCCACTTGAAGGTGAAGACTCGTTCCCTAAACACATTTTCCTGGTAGATGGCAGTGGTCGTTGGATGGTTAATCCACTCACCGATACCGACAGCAACACATCCAAGGGCAATAAGTCCTGTTGCGCCAGCTGGGTAAGCGGGAAACATCCCAGCCCCAGCGAGCAGGAATACGAAGCTTCCGAGAGCGATAAGAACCTTGTACCAGGCATTAAGAACAAGCTGAGAAAGAGGATTTTGCAAGTTTTAAAGTCCCTGTTAATGGCAATTCGAAAATATTAATCGAAGGAAAACAAACATGGTAGAGCAAAGCCTCAAAGACGTAGTTAAAGCGATGTGCAAGGCGTACCCAGGTGGCCGTGAGGCGATGGCTGGCGCACTCGGCATGTCAGTAATTCAATTCAACAACAACCTGTATGAGAAAAACGGGTGCCGTTTCTTTGAAGTCGCTGAGCTTGAGGCGATGGAAGATATTTCCGGCACTTCCGAACTGGCTGATTACTTCGCAAAGAGACGCGGAGCACTGCTGGTGGATATTCCCAAATTCGAAGACCTTGATCAGGTTGAATTGTTTAGCAAAGCCATGAAAACAGCCGCCATGCGCGGACATGTGGATCAAGTCATCAATCTTGCCCTTGAAGATGGGGTCATCGACGAAGCTGAGGCTGATGAAATCAGACATTACCACAGGAAACATCTTGCAGCCCGAGAGGAAGAAGTGAATTCCATCCTGGCCGTCTTTGGTCGACGAAAACCAAAACGAGAGTAACCCCTTACAGGCTCACCACGTAAGCAGGAGGGCCAATGTATCAGGAAATAAATTCCCACGTGACTATGCCCACGGTTTTTGCTCGTGAGGACGCCCCGTGGATTAAAGAGCAGTTAGCAACACTCCCGGCAGGTATGCGGGAAAAAATCGCGATTGCGTATGCGCAGGCGTACCAGGAAGCGTTCGACGCTGAACCTGTGTCATTCCGGCAGCAGAACGCAGCACGGCGAAATGCTAATCGCCGATTGCGAGAGTTTTGCACGAGGTATACCCCGGCAGTGAGGGGATATACGTCACCCCCACCCAGAGTATGAATTTTTAAATCTGGTTTGGGGGAAAGGGGGCGGTGTTGGGTTTTAGCCCGAAGGGCTGGAACAGCTTTACCAGAAGAGATCGATCTAACAGATAGATCACTGTATGGGGTTAAAACGCCACTTGGAAATCTGGACGTTTAGCCATCCAAAAGGAGATTTAAATGATTTATTCAGAAGCTAACGAAAAATGGGCTCCAGTCCCAGTTGAGCTTTATTCCAAAGCTTATGAAGTCAGCAATCTTGGCCGGGTGCGCAGCATTCCACGTCTGGCTAATTCTGAATATTTTATTCGCCACATCCACGGCGGCTTTCTCAAAGGTCGTATGCGTAAAGACGGGACCAAAACCGTTGTGCTTTCGGTACAGCGTCAGCGTCAAAAGTTTGTGATCGCCGATCTGGTTGCGAAAGCATTTGGGGAGGTATCACCCAATGCTTAACATCCAGCCGCGTGAGAAACAGATCGTCGCACTCAACATGCTGCGCAGCGCATGGAAGAAAAATAATTCTTTCATGCTCTATGCACCTGTTGGTTTTGGTAAAACTGCCATTGCCGCGCTGATCACTGACGGATTTGTAAGCCGTCAGATGCGTGTAATGTTTGTTGCACCTTACACCGTTCTTCTGGACCAGACAGCCACGCGGTTCATGGAATATGGCCTTCCTGGTGAAGAGATCAGTTATGTCTGGCGTGACCATCCGTCGTACAACCCAAACGCGTTAATCCAGATTGCCAGCGCTGATACGCTTATTCGACGTGAATTTCCTGACAATATCGATCTCCTGATCGTTGATGAAGCACACCTGAAGCGCAAAAAACTTCTGGAAGTTATCGACAACCTCACCCGTAACACTTCAACAAAGGTTATCGGCCTTTCTGGAACACCTTTCGCTAAATTCCTGGGCAATTACTATCAGCGTCTAATTAAGCCAACGACGATGAAAGAGCTGATCGCTATTGGCGCTCTTAGTAAATATGAGTTTTACGCACCGTCACACCCCGATCTTTCTGGTGTTGAAACGTCCTATGTCGCTGGATATGGGAGTGATTACAAAGAAGGCCAACTCAGTAAAGTTATGAGTGAAGCCAAACTGGTCGGTGACATCGTAAAAAACTGGCTTGAGAACGGTGAAGACCGCCCGACAATTTGTTTCTGCGTTGATGTTGCTCACGCGAACTATGTGACCATGGAATTTTCGCGTGCCGGGGTGGCTGTTGAAGTCATGACAGCCAGCACACCACACGACGAACGCCAGCTGACCATCCGCCGATTTGAGCAGGGTATTACCAAAATCATCATTAACGTTGGTGTACTGGTAGCCGGATTTGATAGCGACGTCCGATGCATCATTTTTGCCCGACCAACCAAAAGCGAAATGCGCTGGATTCAGACGTTGGGACGTGGTTTACGTGCGGCCCCTGGCAAAGACTACTGTCTGATCTTCGATCACAGCGGGACGGTCAATAAACTTGGCTACCCCGATGATATTGAATATGACTATCTCCCATCGTCTTCAGACGGAATGGAAGATGCCCCGCAGCGAGTTGTAAAAGCTGACGAGCCGGAGAAACTGCCGAAAGAGTGCAGTCAATGCCATTACGTAAAACCTGCCGGAATTTACATCTGCCCTAAGTGTGGTTTTAAACCACTGGCCGGGGAAGACGTTGAAACCGATAAATCCCGTGGACTGACGAAGGTCAGCAAAGCGGAAGTCAAATTCACCAATGAGCAGAAGCAATCCTGGTGGTCACAAATTCTTTTTTATCAGCGCACCCGAGCAACACAGGGCCGACCTGTAAGTGATGGTTGGTGCGCTCATACCTATCGACAGAAATTCGGTGTCTGGCCGCGTGGACTTCACCACACGCCAAAAGAGATCACACCTGAAGTCAGCAATTACATCAAATCCAAGCAAATCGCCTTTGCGAAAGGCAAAAGCAAACAGGGAGAGCAAGCCGCATGAATACCAAACAAGCCGCCATTGGCCGCTGGTCTGAAATTTTCGAGTATTACGGCCTGCCTGGCATTACTGGTAAAAATCATTTCAAGGGAGAGTGTCCGTTATGTGGTCGCAAGGGCAAATTCCGATGTGACGACAAGAACGGCACCGGGTCATTCATTTGTGTATGTGGTTCCGGTGATGGATGGACCCTGTTGACTGGCGCAACGGGCAAAGAATTTAAGGTTCTCGCTTCGGAAGTGGACAAGCTTATCGGCAATGAGTACACCGCTGATCGTTCTGCTGTAAATCCCGTGCGTACATCCTTGGCGCAACAGCGCGAGAGGGTGAGCCGTAAGTTTGCAAAGCTTATTCCGTTACGTGGTACCAACGCTGACAGATATCTGAAAGGCAGGGGAATAAATACGCTTCCTGCAGAAAGCATCAGGTTTTGCGACACGCAGCCAGTAGACGGGAAAAACCTTCAGGCCATCTATGCCCTGGCTACTGATGACCGTGGCGAGCTGTGTTATCTGCACCGCACTCTTCTGGACGGCGACAAGAAAGCAAACGCAGGTGGCGCATCTAAAAAGATGATGAAGCTGCAGGAGGATAGTTACCTGGAGTTTGCTAAATCCGTCGCAATTCGCATGTTCCCTACAGCCTCAACGCTTGGCATCGCTGAAGGTATCGAAACCGCGCTGGCGTGCCATCAGATCACCAAATGCAACACCTGGGCAACGATGAACACTGCTTTCATGAAGAAGTTCCGTGTTCCTGCAGGGGTAAAGAATCTCATCATTTTCGCAGACTCCGACGCGAACGGTGCTGGTCACGCAGCTGCATTCGAATGTGCAGCTGCAAACCTACACGCAAAGAACGATCTGGAAAGCGTTTCGGTACGTTGGCCTGCACAGGGTGACTTTAACGATCTGCTTCTGAATGGCTCAGAAGTATTCGAATGGGTATTCCACAGAGGGATGAAGCAGTGAAGAAACCAGCCAAAACAAAAGTAAAGGTATACAAGCCTAAGACGTGCGCCCAGTGCGAAGAGATATTTACCCCAACCCGTCACCTTCAGAAAGTATGTGGCCCCCGCTGTGCGATTGACTACAACCGTGCGCTGAAGCTGAAAAAAGCTGAGGCAGAAAGAAAAGTCAGTCTGAAGATTCGCAAGAAGGCGCTGCAGCCTCGTGGTTATTTTCTTAAGAAGGCTCAAACAGCATTCAATGCATTCATCCGCGAGCGTGACGTGGGTAAACCTTGCCCATCCTGCGGGGAATATCACCCGCCAATGATCTTCGGTGGTCAATGGGATTGTGGTCACTTCATGAGTGTAGGTGCTCGTCCTGAACTTCGGTTCGAAGAGAAAAATGCCTATCGACAATGCAAGGCCTGCAATGGTGGAGCTGGCCGGTTCACAGCAAAAAATAAGACGGTTCATGCCCGGTACCGGGAAACCCTAATTAATTGGTACGGGCTTGAGCTGGTGGAATGGCTGGAGGGGCCACACGAAGCGAAGCATTACTCAAAAGAAGACCTGGAAGAAATCGCGGCTAAATACCGCCGTAAAACTCGCGAGCTGAAAAACCGGAGTGCTGCATGAATTACGAACTGATCTACTGTGACCCACCCTGGGAATATGGCAACAAAATCAGTAACGGGGCTGCCTGTAATCATTACAGCACAATGAGCATGGAGGAACTTAAGCGTTTACCAATATGGTCACTGGCTGCTGAAAACGCTGTTTTAGCAATGTGGTACACCGGGACGCACAATCGGGAAGCAGTAGAGCTTGCGGAATCCTGGGGTTTCCGTGTCAGAACGATGAAAGGGTTTACGTGGGTCAAGCTGAATCAAAATGCTGCTGATCGCTTCAATAAGGCATTGAGCACCGGAGCGCTGGTGGACTTTAACGATCTTCTGGAAATGCTGGACCGTGAAACCCGCATGAATGGGGGGAACCATACGCGCAGCAATACAGAAGACGTATTGATTGCAACCCGAGGCGCAGGATTAACCCGCGTCAGCGCATCGGTAAAACAGGTTGTTCATACCTGCCTTGGCGAACATAGCGCGAAGCCGTGGGAAGTAAGGAACCGACTGGAAAAACTTTACGGAGAAGTGAAAAGAATCGAAATATTTGCTCGGGAAGAATGGAAAGGATGGGACCGCTGGGGAAACGAATGCAACAACAGCATTGAAATTATTACAGGACAGATAAAAGAGGTGAACGCCAATGATTAATCCATCTGAAGTTGGAAAAAAAGGCGAAATGATTCGCCTCAAGACTCTGGAAAGTATCTGGATTCAGGGCAAGCTTCGCATGTGGGGGCGATGGTCTTATATCGGCGGTGGTTCTGGCGGAAATATGTTTAACCAGCTGCTCGCGGCCGGGAAAGTTACAAAGACCGCCATTAATGATGCCCTGCGCCGCATGAAAAAAGCCGGTATCAAGAAGCCTGAACTGGAAGCATTCTTCAAAGAATTACTCGAAAGCAAACATAAAAGCGGTCTGGCGTTCTGCACAGACGAAGAAGCGCTGATCGTTAACTCAGTGCTTTGCAAGGTACTCATCCAGGCAGGCCATAAAAATTTATATTGGCTAATTGAGGATCGTTACATCAAACGCCTCAGTAAAAAAGCGATGGCTCGCGACCTGAACAAAAAACATCCTGAGTGGTGCTTGCGTACTTGTGAGAGCCGAATAGATGTTTGGCTAAATCTTGCAGAATCGATGCTTTACGCACCAATGTGTGACGCATTCGGCACAAATAGCGACAAATTTAGCTTGAAAGTTTGCGCGCAAAGTGCTTAAATTGTGTTATGCTCGGGACGTAAAAGCGAACTGAGCAACAGAACAAATCACAAACCCGCCATCAGTGCGGGTTTTTTTATTTTAGGGCTGCCTCCGGGCGGCCTTTTTTGTTTCCCCCACACAGCACCCGCACACAGCGAGGTGAGAGACGATGAAAATGAACGATTCAGGGAACATCTT